CCAAAACTGTACTGTAAACTCCACACGCGTCTTCCCACGGGCTAGAACGCTGCTCCATTTTCATGCCAATGGTTTCTAGTCCTTTGACAAAAGTATCTGCCCAGTCTTTACGGGAGTTAACATCGGAATCAACTGAGCCAACAAGATCGGCAGCTAGCTTAGTAAGTGCTTGGTCGTCGAGGTACTCAGCAAGATTGGCATCGAACGGCGCGTCGTCTAAACCCTCTATCTCTTCCCCGAAAGTAATCTCAACACTGCCGTCTTCCAGCACTACTTCAACACCGTCGTCAGACATGACATCTATCGCTATCATGGCCTCGCCTTCTTCCATGTCCTCGATGCCTTCTGGTAAGTCGTATAAACCTTTCTCAATTGCCATCTATAATTCCTCTTTGCCCCATTTTTGTAGTGGGCACCACGCATCCATTAGCCAGACTTTAGCGGGCATAAAGCAGCCGCACTGTTTGCATATTTGTATTTTCTTTATTAGTTCTGGGCAGTCCGTACATATGCTTTGACGCTCCGCAACCACTGCCTGCCGTTCACTAAGCTTTATATCCATTAGTAGTAGCCACCAGTTTTATGCTTAAAGTATCTTTGCTCTTCTGCTTCGTCCGAAGGTAAACGAATAAAGCCTCCCTGCCTAAACCGCATAAGGGCCATGATGGTACAGTCAACAAGGTCATCGTTGCTTCCGAACGGAAACGCAGCCACTTCATCCACTAGCACCTCAGCCCACCGCGTGCGAGGAACCCAGCAAATACCGGATAATACTATATCTGCTACAGAGTTTAATCGCGCTATTTTGTCCCCTGAGCCTCTGTGGGGAGTGTAGTCGGTAACCGGAATTCCCATTCTACGCATTTCTTGGTATAGGGGTGTACCATTACTTTTTTTCTCCACTATAAACGCATCCGGCTGCTCGTCAGCATAAATCTCCTTCGCCCGCTTTTTAAGCTCAGGGAATTCTAAACGCTCCTGTATAACATCTAATAAGATGATGTTATACGCCCCCTCTTCCTCGTTCATAAACACCCCCCAGCGTGTGATGCCCGTATAGTCAGCACGGTTATTTTTCTCCGCTGCAGCATCTAAAGTAACAATAACGTACTCACATTTCGGCGGGTCTTCCTCCGGCCATTCCCGCCAGTACTCCCGCTTAATAATAGCGGCTTCTTCTGCAGTGGGGTGCTGCTGGTACTGGGAATTCCACTGGAACAGAGGCATTGACGCTTTGGTTCGGTGGAGTGCGGCTAAGGTAAAGAACTCAGGCCAGAGAGGTTTCTCCTTTATCCTCGATTTCTTCAGCGCACTTATAGGTATCGGGCTATCTGGGGGCACTTCAATCTCGACAGACTGCATGAACCCATCCTCGTCAGCCTGCTTCTCTACAGTCACGTAATAGTCTTCTGGTATTTCAAACACAGCAGGAAATTCAACAACGTGGTATGTATCAGCCTTGTTGTTGGTCGCCATGTCTCGGACTAGCCGCCCCGTCAGGTCATCCATATGCCATCTTGTCTGGACTACTGCTACCCTTCCCTTCGGCATGAGTCGAGTACGCGCTCCGTAGGTAAACCACTCGTAGGCTTTCTCAAATACCCCGAAATTACCGTTAATTACGTCTTGCTCCGAGTGGGGATCGTCAATAATGAGTAAATCCGCACCACGACCCGCAATCGAGGAGCCTATACCACAGGCGTAGTACTCGCCGCCCGCGCTTGTGTTCCACCGACCTGCCGACTTACTGTCGCTAGACAGCCCTACGTTTGGGAATATCTTCTGGAATTTCGGGGAGGAGATGAGGTTACGTACTTTACGGCCAAAATCCACTGCCAAATCCGTGGTGTGTGACACCATCATTACTTTTTTAGTGGGGTTACGCCCTAAATACCACGCTGGGTAGTACAAAGACGTTAGGATACTCTTGCCATGACGAGGCGGCATGTTCACCGCTGCTCTATCCTTGCCCGTTGTCATACCATCTTCGTGTTCGGTTAGGCCACCTTCCAACTCCATAAAAAGATCGGCTAGTATCCTGTGGTGTTTCCCAACGATGTAGTCCTCCTGCATGTAGCAGCAGAAAGCAATCAAGTCATTGTACGCCCCGTCTATCGTGTTCCGCTCCTCCAGAGCCTCTAAGTTCTCCAGTATCTCTGTAGCTTCCGCTTTAGAGTAGCTGTCGATGTTTTTAAGCAGGAGATCAATTTCTTCGGGGGACAGGGGATTGCCCGCTAGGGCAGCAGGCTTTGGTTTGGGTAGGATATTCTCTGCCGTTATGTCAACTTGGGCTTTCATGTTCTTCTTCCACAACTGCGCCCTCATAGACCACTTCGCCTTCAGGGCTGATGGATTTCTTTAAGGTCAGCAACTTTTCCTGCAACTTGTCTCTAAGCTCCTTGCTAGAGCGGTGTGTGACCACCACTTCCTTCTTCTCAACAAATAAACCTACGTGGCCCATTTTGCCTAGTAGCTCCAGTGCACGAATACGAATGCGCCCATCAGGGTTTTCAGTCTCTAGGACTAGCTTGTTGACCACGGTGTTGCGCACTTCTGCTGCGTTATTCGCAACTAGAGTGCCGAATTCTTCGAGTATGTGGTGGGTTTGGATAAGAGAGGCGCTTGTTAGTGTGGCGAGGCGGGAATCAGTCACCTCTTTAGAGGTACGCTCCATGTCCTTTGCGTAAGCCATAGCCAGCGTAGCGGCAACATCGTTATCAATCTCGCTAGGTTCACCGGGAGATACGCCGTGTTCTTCAAGCTCAGCAATCGTTTTACACGCGGCTGCAGCACGAACAGCTAAGTCCATGTAGTTCACGTTTTTAGGAATCTCGATGCCGAGTTCCGGGGTTAGCTGTAAAGCCATAATACCTTCGCGCCAGTGATACTGGGATAGTCGAAGTATGCCGAGTTTGTTATTTTTTTGCAAAAAATTTTTTTAGGGGTGGATTTGCCGTTTTACTATGAGAAACGTGGGAAAATGCAAAAGATTTGGCTGGATTAGTATGTATGCACGCGCTGGTGATCCTTCGGAAAATTGGGGTATAGGGTAAGGGGTGGGTCAATTCCTATGGCCGACCCAAAAACATGGCAGTTTCGCCATGAAAACGGGTTATCGGTTTTCAAACACTGGCAATCAGCCCGTCAAATCACTACTATGTAAGACATCAAAGCAAAGCAGCGTCAACGGCGCATACAGCTTTGATTCATTGGAGTAACAGTATGTCTATATTAAACATTGTGAAAGCAGCATCGGCCAATAAAGCCGTTAACGTGGCCCTTAATGTGCCTAGCGTAGAAACATCCTTCACCGCATATGGTGCTACCACTAGCAAGTTAGGTAAGGCTAGCATTGCTCAGGAGGCGGCGAGAGCCGCGCTAGTGCTTGAGTTGAATAATGCTAAATGCCCTACACTTCCAGCATGGAATGCCGGTGATGCGACAGTTAAAGCAGTAACCGCATTGATTATCGGCGGCATGGATAAAACGCATCAATTGTTAATTGGCAATTGCATAACCATGGGCGATGCTAAGAAAGCGCATTTTGCAGACACTGAGTTAACCGGCGAGAAACTTAAGAAAGCGAAAGTCGCCTTTGAGACTAAATGGAATGCCGAGCAAGGCGCTGCATACCTAGTGAAACACGTTATCAAAGTGTCTTACACCGCCCTGAAATCGGCGCTGGATAATCAGGCAGCACCGGCAGCCGAAGGTACAAAAGCAGGCGCTAAATTGCAGGCAGATAAGGTGTGCTACACTGCTACGCAAAAGGCATTCGCTGCTTTTGTTATCGCTCAGGCTGAACTAGGAGGCTTGGAAAAGCCCACTGCTAAGCAGGTAGATTGGGCGATTCGCGCTCAAAAGCTTGTCGATGAAGTGGTAGCAGAGAGCAGAGAAGTGAAGACGTTTAAGCGCAGCAAGGTAGAAGTGAAACTACGGTTCACTAAACCAGCAGCTAAGTAGTTCACTAGGGAGCAAGGATGCTCCCATCTTTTAACCTTATTAACTTGGAGTAAACAGTATGGATAAGAATCAACGGTCACTTAGGTGGCATCGCCGAAGAGCACACAATGTGATGGTAGCTACTACCTCACTCGCCGCTATTAATGCAGGTAGCTGCAATGAGACTGTCAAGCGTATGCACTACGAGAATATAGCAGAAGCCGAAAGAATACTTCGGCACTACGAGGATACCAATGCAAAGGTTTCTTAGTGAGATAGCATCGGCTGCTATTGTAGCTGCGCTATTGTTATTCGTCCTCTGGAGTTTCTTTAAGTAGTGTAGTAAATGCCTCGGCCTTAATTGGTCGGGGCATTTTTTTGCCTGCAATTTGTGCAGGTCGATACC